GGCTCGCGCCATCGGGTCATGTCATCGGCATTGATTTTGGCGTCGCCATGAAGGTCGCAGAGGCGCGGGGCTGTGATCCCGGCGTCGTCTCCGAGCTCCTGCAGGCGGCCGAGGCCGGGCTGGTCGACGCCTTCAACGACAAGGATAGCGACTGATGGCCAAGGCCAGACATACGTATGCGGTCCGCCTCGCCGTTGAGGGCGGCAACAAGGTCAAGGCCGAACTGGTCTCGGTCGGTGAGAGCGGCGAGCGGTCCCTCAAGAAGATCGATGCAGCAGGCACTAAGGCGTCGCGGGGTCTCTCCAATCTGACCGATCGGGCCAAGACGCTCCGGGTCGGCATGCGCGCCCTTGGCGGCGCGCTTGCCGGTGTCGCCGCGGTCGGCGGCCTGGCGACCCTGATCGACCGGTCGATCAGCGCCGCCGACGCGGTGGGCAAGACGGCCGACAAGATCGGTGTCGGTGTCGAGGCCTTGCAGGAGTTGCGTTATGCCGCGCAGCTCGCCGGCGTCGAGCAGCGCACCATGGACATGGCCTTGCAAAGGTTTACGAGGCGCGTCGCCGAAGCGGCCAAGGGCACCGGCGAGGCCAGACAGGCGCTCTCGCAAATGGGCATCGCGCTGAAGGACCAGCACGGCAACATCCGCCGCTCCGAGGACCTGCTGAACGACGTGGCGGAAGCCTTCAGGCGCACGACCGATCCGGCGGAACGGCTTCGGCTGGCCTTCAAGCTGTTCGACAGCGAGGGCGTCGCCATGGTCAACATGCTGGTTGGTGGCGCCGAGGCTTTGGAAGCGACGAGACGCCGAGCCCGCGACCTCGGCATCGTTCTCGACGAGGACCTGGTCAGGAATGCCGAGAAGGCACGGGACGAGTTCGACACGCTGGGCAAGGTGATTTCCGCCAATCTGACCCGCGCCGTGCTTGATTTGGCGCCGGTCATCGCCGATACCTCCTCGGAGCTGGCCGATCTCGCGAGTCGCGCCGGCGTGGCCTATGAGCAGATGAAGCTTCTGGCCCAGGGGGATTTCAACTTCGAGGGCCTGAGCCTGCGGGGCACCAGGGCCATCGTCGAGGACCTGCGCGAGGACGTTCGCGCCTTGCGGGCCGAGCGGGACGCGCTGGGCGACGGCGTGCTCGACGACCTCCGCCGCCGCTACGTGGAATGGCGGCTGGCTGCTAAGGAACGGGCACTCCGGCAGTGGCAGGCCAAGCTCGCCTGGATGCAGCGGGACCGGGGAGACGGGCGGACGCCACCGGCGACGGATGCCGGCACGACGCCCGATGCCATCGAGGCCGACATTCGCGCGGCCCGGGACCGTGCCCGGCGCATCGCCCGGATCGAGAAGGACCTGCAGAAGCAGTTGTTCGAGGCCACCCAGGAGGGGGCCGGTCGCATTCGGGCGGAATACGAACGCCTGGTCGCCGAAATGCAGACTCTGATCGCGCCGGATGCCGGCAATCCGGAGAAGGTCGGTGAGATCATGGCGCAGGCCGCCGCCGTTCGCGATGCCAGGCTGGCCCGCCTTGCCGCCAAGGAGCAGGAGGCGGCGCGGCGACGCGCCGATGCCGATCGCAAGATCGTCGATGGCTTGCGAGCGGAACGCGACGAATTGGCGATGACCGATCGCGCGCGCTTCATCTCCCGGGCCCTGCGGCGTCTGTCGGCGGAGGCCACGGACGAACAGCGCCAGCAGGTGCGTGAATTGGCAGGCGCTCTGTTCGATGAACGCCAAGCCATTGAGGCGCACAATAAGGCGGAAGAAGAGGCCAATAAGCTTCGCGAAAAAGGCAAATCTCTTACTGAACGACTTCGCACTGCCGAGGAGGCTTATAAGGCGGAAATCGCCGAGTTGACCAAATTGCTCAATGAAGGCGCGATTGCTCAGGAAACCTTCGCCCGCGCGACCGAAGATGCCTGCGACCGGATGCTGCGGGCCAGCCGGGAGTGGTCGGCCGGTGTCACCCGGGCGCTTCGGGACTATGGCAGGGAGGCGGGTGACGCGGCGCGGCAGTTCGAGGATGTCACCTCGAGTGCGCTGAAGGCTTCGGAAGACGCCTGGGTCGAATGGGCCCGGACCGGAAAGTTGTCGGTCGCGGATTTCTTCTCGACCCCGGAGGCGGCGGCGCTGCGAGCGGCCTGGCGGCTTCTGATCTTCAAGCCCATGGAGAGCTTCCTCGAAGGGCTGATCGGAAGTTTCAGCTTCGATTTCTTCGGATCTTCGGGTGGCTCGTCCACGCCCCCGATCCTCGATGCGCCCGCCTTTGGCACCGGCGGCTACGCCGTGGCACACGCAGGTGGGGAAATCGGCACGACGCCGCTGCCGCGTCGCCCCGTCGACCCTGGAGCGTTCGAGGGGGCGCTGCGCTTTCATGGTGGCGGCCTGGTGCCGGGCGAAGTCCCTGTCATCGCCAGGCAGGGCGAGGTGATCGGCTGGCCAGAGCAAATGCGTGAGGCCTTCGGATCCGATGTGGTGGTCCAGGTGATTGATCAGCGCAGCAATGGGGCCAAGCCAGAAGTCTCAAGCGAACGCGGTGCCAACGGCAAACAGATGATCCGGGTTTTGATTCGCGATGAGGTCAACCGAGGCTTTGCCCAGGGGGCCTTTGATAATGCCATGTCGAGCTCCTTCGGCGTCAACCGGCGTGGGGTTCCAAGATGAGCGGGATCACATGGCCAGCAAGTTTGCCCCAGGAGTCCCTGGTGGAAGGTCTTAGCGAACAGGCCCCCAATACGCTTATCCGTTCCCAAATGGAAGCCGGCCCTGCCAAGGTGCGTCGGCGCTTCACGGCGGGCGCCCGGTTGATCGAGTGCCAGGTGCGTCTGACGCCAGCCCAGGTCGATCTGCTGGATACGTTTTTCGACGCGACCATCGCCGGCGGGGCGCTTCCGTTCGACTGGAAGCACCCGGGAGACGGCACGGCCGTGACCTTCCGGTTTGTCGAGCCGCCCGGCTACACGCCCGTCGCAAGGGGCACACTGTGGCACGCGTCCCTGCGCCTGGAGATCTTGCCGTGAGCCGAAGTTTGTCTCTCGCTGCCCGTAAGGCAGTGAACGCGCAGGAAACCGAGGAGGTCTTTCTTCTGCTGTTGACCCTCGATCACGAGGACCTCGCCGAGCCCATCCGCGTGGTCAACAACACCGAGGATGTGACGAGCCGCGGCGATACCTATATCGCCTATCCTTTCGAGATCGCGCTTCCCGATGAGGACCCGGAAAGCGTCGCCCGAGTCACGCTCCGCATCGACAACGTGAACCGAGAGATCGTGAAGAGCCTGCGGGCTATCTCCTCGCCGCTCTCGGTCGGCCTCGAGGTGGTCATGGCCACTTCGCCCGACACGGTGGAGGCGGGGCCGTTCAACATGACCCTGGTGTCGGCCGAGCACGACGCGCTCACCGTCACCGGCGAGCTCGCTTTCGAGGACGTGCTCAACGAGCCGTTTCCGGGGCACGGCTACGTGCCGAGCGCGTATCCGGGGCTCTTCTGATGTTGCCCGATTGGGTGAACGCCTATGTCGGTCTGCCGTTCTGTGCGCACGGTCGCGACCGGGATGGCGTCGACTGCTGGGGCCTGGTGCGCCTGGTGCTCGCCGATCAATTCGGTACGCGACTGCCGTTCTACGTCGGCGGTTATGCCTCCGTCGAGGACGCCGAGGACATCGGCCGCCTGATCCGAGGCGAGATGGACCCATGGCGTCCGGTGCCGCCGGGCGCGGAGCGACCGGGCGACGTGGTTCTCATACGCCTCATGAACCAGCCCATGCATGTGGGCGCGGTCGTCGATCCCGGCTGGATGCTGCACATCGAGGACGGCATCGACGCCTGTCTTGAACCTTATGACGGCGCCAAGTGGCGCCGCCGTGTCCTGGGACTCTATCGTCATGACGGTTGACTCCACAGTTGGCGCCGGCCGCCCTGGGCCAACCCCGGCGCTGCGGCTGATCGCCTGCCCGCGCCCGTTTTCCGCAGAGCGCATCGATCGGACCGTTCCCGTGGGCGGTTCCATCGCCGACATCATGGATTCGCTCGGCCTCGATCCGATCCTCGTGGCCCATGCCCATGTCTGGATCGCCGACGGGGCAATGACCGCCGACCCGGCCATGGTGCCGCGCGATCGTTGGGCGCGCGTGCGTCCCAAGGCCGGCGCCGTGGTCACTCTGCGCGTCGCGCCGGGCAAGGGCGGCGGCAAGAACCCGCTGCGCACCGTGCTCACCATCGCCGTGGTGGCCGCCGCCTTCGTGCTGGGGCCGGCCGTCGGCGCGGCCATGGGGCTGCCGACCGAGGCGGCGGTCTTCGGCCGGACGATCAACCCGGCCTCCGCCATCGGCGGTGCGGCGATCACGCCGGTCGGCAACCTGATCGCGGGCGCCATCGCACCGCCGCCCCGGCCGAAACTCGCCGAGATCTCCATCGGCGGGCCGCAGAGTCGCGCCAGCCCGACTCTCGCCATCACCGGCACCCGGAACCGCGCCAATCGCTACGGGTCCGTACCGCGCGTCTACGGCCGCCACCGGGTGTTTCCCACCCTGGCGGCCCATCCGCACACCGAGGTCGAGGGCGACGGCCAGTACCTGCGCATGCTGTTCGACTTCGGCTACGGGTCGCTGGAACTGTCGGATCTCCGCATCGGTGCGATCCCGCTCGCCCGGTTCGAGGGCGTGGAGACGGAAATCCGGCAAGGCTACGACAGCGACCCGCCGGTCACGCTCTACACCGACACCATTCGCGAGGACCGGTACGCGCTGAAGATCACCGGCGGCGGCGGTCCGGAGGTCCTGGAGACCCGCGACGGCGCTGACGAGATCATCGCCGACATCACCTTCCGCGGCCTGGTCCGCTTCGACGACGGCGGCAACCGGCAGGACCGCTCCGTCGACATCAAGGTCGAGTACCGGCCCGCAGGATCTTCCGACGCCTGGATCGAACACGGCACCGCGACCTGGACGGCGGCGACCGAACAGGTCGTCCGCAGGGGCGTGCGCATCGTGACGCCCGCGAGCGGTCGCTACGAGGTTCGTTTCGCGCGGCTGACCGCCGACAACACCTCGACCCGCATCCGCGACGACAGCTTCGTCTCGGCGATCCGGACCGTCCAACACACCGCACCCGTGAAGGCGGCCGGCCGCTGTCTTGTCGCCATGCGCATCAAGGCGACCGACCAGCTGAACGGTATCGTCAACCGGTTTTCAGGCGTCGCGCAGGTCCTCTTGCCGGTCTGGGATGGCGCCGAGTGGGCCGAGCAGGCGACCCGCCATCCGGCCTGGGCCTATCTGGACGTGCTGCGCGGTGCGGCCAACAGGCGGCCGGTGGCCGACGAGCGGCTCGATCTCGACGCCTTCAAGGCCTGGACCGATGCGACGCCGGAGTTCACCTTCGACGGGGTCATCGACTACCCGACCACCGTGTTCGAACTGCTGCGCGACATTGCGGCGGCGGGGCGCGCCGGGTTCGGCATGCGCGACGGCAAGTTCTCGATCGTTCGCGATGTCGCGCAGAGCGTGCCGATCCAGCACTTCACGCCGCGCAACACGATGGGGTTCCGGGGCATCAAGGCCTTCACCCGGATCCCCCACGGCCTCAAGTGCCGGTTCGTCAATCCGGATCGCGACTGGCAGCAGGACGAGGTGACCATCTACGCCGACGGCTTTCATGAGACGAACGCCAGCCGCTTCGAGACCGCCGCTGTCCGATCGCAACGTCATCGTGCTGAGCGACCGCAAGGCACTCGGCTGGCCCGGTGTCAGCCATGAATTGGAGGTCGTGACCGACGGCCTGCTGGCGCTGGCGCGAAGCGGCGGCGTCAACGCGCCCAAAGGCACGCACTACTTCAAGGTCGATCTCGGGAACGGCTTCCGGGCCCGCACCTGGGCGTCGACGGCGCTGGTCTCCATCCCGGCCGAGCCGCCGGCCTGGTCCGACGCGACGTTTGCGTGGAACGCGGTCCAGGCGAATGCGCCGTGGCTACCGGTGGGCGATGCCGATGGGGCTGAACTCCGGAACGTGATCGCCCTCGAGCAGCCGCCCGCCAACGACCTCGTCGAGGGTTTCGGGCTCGACGGCGACACCCTTGGCCTCAAGGGGATCGCCGCCTCGGAGGCGCTCGGGATCGGTTTTGCCGATGCCCGCTTCGCCAAAGGACTTGAGGTTCGTGACACCACCCGGGTCGCCTGGCCTCTGAGCGTGCCGGCGGCGTTCTCGGCGACGTTCGATCTGCGCTTCGATGAACTGCTGGAGGAGCCGCAAGTCTACCTGGTCTGGTCCGGGGGCTCCGGCGCCTTGAGCCTCGGCTACGACCCGAATGTCGGCATCTATTACCTCGAAGACCATCTCGGCAACCGGGTCGGGCTGACCCTCGCGGGCCGGCGGCATCTAAAGTGCCCAGAGGGGAAGATACGAGATCTTCCCAGGCAAACCGGAGGGTCCGAGATGGAGGCTAACAGAATTGTGGTTGGTGTGGATACGGCGAAAAGGGTGTTTCAACTGTACCGGGTCGATAGGGAGACGGGCGAGATCGTGGATTTGCGACTAACGCGCTCGAAGTTCCTGGAGCACTTCGCCAACCGGGCGCCGTGCGTGGTCGGCATGGAGGCGTACGGTGGCTCCCAACACTGGGCGCGGCGACTGCGCGAGCTGGGCCACGAGGTCCGGTTGTTGCCGGCCAGGCAGGTCCGGTCCTTCGTTGCCGGCAACAAGAGCGATGCGCACGACGCCCGGGCGATCTGGACGGCGATGCGGCAGCCCGGCGTCAAGACGGTTGCGATCAAGAGCGAGGAGCAGCAGGCGATCCTGGCGTTGCACCGCATGCGCCGGCAACTGGTTAAGTTCCGCACCGCCCGGATCAATGGCCTGCGTGGCCTGCCGGCAGAATACGGCGAGGTGATGACGCAAGGCCGTGCCGGGATCGGACGGGGCATTGCCGCGGCGCTGGAACGGGTCTCGCGGCGTTTGCCGACGATGGTTGTGGAGGCCCTGCGCGAGCAGTGGGCGCGGGTGGCGCGGCTGGATGAGGAGATCGGCGAGATCGAGCGACGCCTTGCGGCTTGGCATCGGGACAATGACGCAAGCCGGCGCATCGCGGAGATTCCCGGCGTCGGCGTGCTCGGCGCGACCGCCGTGGTGGCGGCGATGGGCGATCCTGGAACTCTTCGGCTGCACCGGCGCCGATCTCGCCTGGAAACACGGGCGCTATCATCTGGCGGTCGGTAAGCTGCGCCCCGAGACCTACGAGATCTCCGTCGACATCGACCATCTGGTCTGTACGGCCGGCGACCTGGTCAAGGTCAGTCACGACGTGCCGCTCCGGGGCGGCGGCTGGGGGCGGGTCAAGGACGTTGCCATCGACGCCAATGGCGATGCGACCTCGGTCACGCTCGATGACGTGGTCGCCATGGAGGTGGGCAAGAGCTATGCGGTCCGCTTCCGGCACGCCGACGGCGTCAGCAGCGTCGCCGGCGTGGCGACCGAGCCGGGCGAGACCGGGCGCCTCGTCTTCCTGCAGCCGCTCGCCGCCCTGGCCGCGCCCGAGCCGGGGGACCTCGCGCTCTTCGGTGAGGCGGCACGCGAGAGTGCCGACCTGATCATCAAGGCGATCCGCCACTCAGGCGACTTTCGCGCCACGCTGACCCTGGTCGACGCGGCGCCGGCGGTTCACCAGGCGGATACCGGCCCCATACCCGAGTTCGACTCGCTGATGACGCTGCCCCCGCTGGTCGAGCGGCGAACGCCCGCGACGCCTGTCATCGACGAGGTGGTGTCCGATGAAAGCGTCCTCGTCGTCGGCGCCGACGGTCGCGCGCAATCGCGCATCGTGGTCCGCGTGGCCCTGAACGCGGGACTGAACGACCCGGCCGAGTCCATTCATGCCCATTACCGTCTCGCGGGAAGCGGCGAGCAATGGCGCGTTCTGCTGCCGGCGCCGTCAGCATCGGGTGAGATCGCGGTGCAGCCGGTCGAGGACGGTGTCGCCTACGACATCCGCCTGCGGGCCGTGAGCCGGGAAGGCCTGGCCTCCGAGTGGACCGAGGTTCTCGGCCACGTGGTGGTGGGCAAGACCACGCCGCCCGCCGACGTGGTCGACTTCCAGGCGACGCGCCGGGCCGACGAGGTGCAGCTTTCCTGGAATCCCGTCAGCGAACTCGACGTGGTCG